TGGTAAGGCATTTTGGGGAGGGGTACCCCCACGCTCTGCCGGTGTCCAGGTGGGAGCACTGGCAGCAATTAACAGTTAAATTTTATATAACATATGTGTTATAAATGTATAGCATTTATGATATAACATACCGCATAGGAATTTGCTGAATATCATAACAAAATAAGTATAAAGAAAATTGCAAAAAACTATTGCATTTCATGGCCAGGTGTGATAATATATAGATGGTGAGGGGAGAACCGTCATCAAAAACAAATGAAATGAGGTAAACAGAAATGAAAAAGATTATTAATCAGAACAATGAGGAAATGAGCGTTGTATATTCTGATGCGGGCTTTGAAGTGTTTAATGGAAGTGTGTGGTACACTCTTGACACTATTCGCGCTATTAGCCTCGATGCTTTTGGCCGTACTACCTACGATAATGACAATGGAGCTATTATAATAGTATTTAGAGATTATTCCGCCTCCACGGCTAATTGGATTGTTAGCTTTAAGTCTATAGAAAGTGGTGATATTTTTAATATTGCAAAGGGCTGAAAAGCCCGCCTAATGCAGCCGTGGCCCGTCACAAGCCGGGATTAAATTGCAGAGTGGGCGAACATAAATTAGAAAAGAATAGAAAAGAGGTAAATTAAAATGACAATGAAAGCAACCCGTCAACAATTGAAAGAATTTGCAAAATCCTTTAATCTCCCTTTGTATCGTGTTTCTTATGGTTATCTTCCGTTTAGAGAGAATCAGCCGGGCGTTGTAGAAGTAGCTTACAATTATGGCATTTATGGTTGGAACTGGACTGCATATCTTTATGAGGGTGCTATCTATTGCTACGGCTATCGGAATCTTATCGGTGAGAGAAAGGAGGGTTAATTATGAATCGTAAATTTCTTGATAAAGTAGTAGCTTATTGCTCCCAGCCTGGCGCTAACTTTTACACCACAAGGGCCGGATATGTATACACCTATCATCACCCTTATGTGTTTCAGTTCTTTTGTGAAGCCCTATGGACTGGCCAAAACAAACCCAAACCCCGCCGCATTTGGAATGTAGAAACGGGAAAGGAGATTGAAACAAATGTTAAATGATACTATTATCCCAGGTGCTGTATTCCTGATTATCTGTTTAGCTATTTACGCATGGGGTATCAAACGATGATTAACTTTAACTATCTGCGTTGGTGCATCGAAAATATGAAGCGGGGTATTTACTCCCCGCTCTCCCCTGAAAAGATTTTAGCCAAAACCCGCCACCTTTACACCAAAGGGAACTTGACGGTTAAGGAATATCGTTGGCTCCTGATGGAATGTGAAGCCCTAATGAGAGGTGAAAATGAATAATGTATTATGTGTTATCAAATAGAAAATTCCCGTTTAGAAACCCTGTAAAGGCGATTAGGTTCGCATGTTGTCAAGCCATTATGCATGGTGGGGCTGTCGTTATAGACGGATTAGGTGATAGGTTCGGCTCTGCCGTTTTCTTCGGGGGTTCGTATGTATTTTGGCACAAGTCGCTATGTAGAGCCAATAACTGCATTATCAATGGGGTGATAGAGTACTTGGGAGATTTTTCCATGGACATAAAGACGAATTGGAAGTATTATGGATATTTCAGTTGACCGCTCTCCCTGTGAAGTCTGCGAATATAAAATGAACGACTGCGAACCCATGACGGCCATCGATGGGCACAAGTTCTGCTTATTCTGCCGCTTTGGCATCGGCTATTTCCCATGGCATGAAATAATGGAGGAAAATTAAATGAAATGGCTTGTGTATGAAACAGATAAAAAGGGTGACTACCCTTGCGCATTAGTATCATCCTATTTGGAAGCGGTATAGATTGTTCTTGTAATATGTATGTGTGAAAATATTAGAGACGGTTATAGTATCACAATTAAGCCCGTGAAAGGAGGTGACAACAATGACCATAACACTTGCATCCAATAAAGGCTTTGTCCTTGGCTACAAATTCGGATTCAATGGCAAGCTCAACGCTTGCGCTGTAAATGTGTCCCTTGACGGTTCTGGGTTCTTCATTTACTCCATTGGCTTTTCCGATTTCGTCCCTGCAAGCAAGATGAAGCGTTACAGCTTTATCGAATCCCTTGAAACAGGCCACCGTCTGTATAATATCAAGGGTCGTTGGGTTGGAGGCGACTAAACCGCATGATTATGACCCACAATCCTACATTCCTTATCCTGCTTATCTGTGCTGGCATCCTATGCATCGTCTGCTTAACCTGGATAGAGATAATCGTCCTTGCCAAAAAGCTGCACGCCCACCTGACGAGCCGCAAACACGGCGAAACAGGAGAGCATTAACGCTCCCGGTCGTGGGATAACCAACAGCGCAATGCAAGTTACAAATTATTAAACAAAAGGAGTTAATTAAAATGAGCAAAATCACCCGTACTATCAAGAGCACCGAAGTCACCTACCGCACCGTTAAAAATGGTGCCCTGTCCGACGAGGTTAAGACCATCCAGGTCATGAGCAACACCCCCGCTGTCAAGGCTGCCCGTAAGGCCGAAGACCTGAAAGGCGCCGACACTGTAGTTATCGTTTCCGAGGTAGCCACCGAGAAGCTGTACGCAATGGACTTTGACAAGTTCATTGAGAACGCAGAAGTAATTGAAAAGTAATTAAGAAAAGGAGAATTTTATCATGGCTAACAATACTGTACTGTACGACCTGAACAACGCCGAATCCTATTGCTCCATCAAGGGTGAATCTCGTGAAGCCCGTGTAGCCGTCTACAACGCCATCAACAGCCCCGACCACAAGCTGTCCGACTTTATCGGTAAGCGCATCGTAGTTACTGACCTCTGCATTGAGCGTGTGGAGAATCCGAATAAGGAAACCGGCGAGATGGAAGCAAACGCCCGTGTGGTACTTATCGACCAGAACGGCGAAAGCTACACCTGTGTTTCTGGCGGCATTTACTCTGCCGTTAAGAAGCTCGTTACCGTCTTTGGTGAGCCTACTTGGGAGCCTGCCCTGCCCGTCGAGGTGCAGAACATCTCCACAAAGAACGGTCGCAAGACCATGACCCTGAAAGCCGTATAACCTGTACGAATAGAACACGCCCCCGTTATCCCACCGGGGGCTATTCTTCACCTTAAAGGAGGACGAAATGGATTTTACAGTTGTATTGAGCGCTCTGTGGCAAGGGCACTATGTTGAGTTTTCTTTACTTGAGCATTATCTTGGACTTACTTTTAAGGAGTGCATGAAAAATTTGCAATTTGCCCGATTTGTAAAATGGAGTAAAGTTGGTAACGGGCAGGATATCACATGCGCCTTTAAGAACTATAAGGGTAAAGGTGATTATTGTTTAACAAAAGATGGGCTTATCCTGACAAATGAGTTATAAGGAGGTAATTTATGAAAACGGGAATTGACATTAGCTACGCTAACAACACCTACGCCCCAATAGACTTCACCAAGCTGAAAGGTAGTATCGACTTTTGCATCATCCGCTGTGGTTATCGTGGCTATGGTGACGGCACCTTGAAAATTGATGGCTGGTTCAAGAAGAACTTGAATGGCTGCATTGTAAATAACATCCCGTTCGGCGTGTACTTCTTCACCCAAGCTATAACCCCGGCCGAAGCCCGTGAGGAAGCCCAGCTCTGTTTGAAGCTCGTGAAAGACTTGCAGATGGAGTACCCTATTTACATTGACACGGAGGAAAGCGGGCACAAGCAGAATAACGGTAGAGCCGACCATCTTACCCCGATTGAGCGTACCGCCTGTGTCGAGGCGTTCTGCAAGGAGATTGAAGCAGCTGGGTACTATGCAGGCGTTTACTGTTCCGAATCGTGGTGGAACAATAAGTTGATACCTTACAATCTCCGGGCCTATGACACATGGATTGCTAATTGGAATCGTGAGCCTAAAGTTAAGTATGGCATGTGGCAGTATTCCGCAAAAGGAATTGGCGAGGGAATCCGTGGCTATGTTGACATGAACAAAACCGCAAAGGATTATCCGTCCATCATGAAAGAGAATGGCTTGAATGGCTTTGCAGCAAAAGATGAAGTTTGGCAAGTAACCATTTGGGGATTGAGCGAATCCGAATACGAGGAAGTATGCCACTGGCTACAAGAGATGGACTTTCCGCATGACGACAAGAAAGTGAGGGAAGAGTAATGGCTATTTCCGAGAGCGAGCAAAACCGCATTGCGGCGAAAATCCGTAAGCGGAATAAAGTAGCGAAGAAGTTAAATAGCATTGGGCCGACCGTCCCGATTCCGATGATTCCTGCTGCAAAGACAGCCGAGAACTTGAGCAACATGAATGACCTTGCCCGTCTTGAGCGCACACTTGATGCTTTCTTGGATGCACCAGAATATATAGTCCGGCGTGGCCGTCAAGAGATAGCTGCTCCGATGTTGGCCGAAATGAGGGCGCGAGTGGAAGCCAACAAGGAGGAAGTTCTTGAACAGGCAGAAACCGCCCATGCTCTGATGAGGGAAAGAGGGATTCTTGCCACTGGATTACCCTCCAATGTCGACCCGTCATGGGATGATAGAATAGCGACTTTTGCTCCTAATTGGAGAGAGCCAGAGGAATTTAGCAGACCGGAATACTTTAGGCAATTCATTGAATCCGTGTATACAAAGCAGCTTCAAGGAACACGACAAGATAAATTCAAAACACAGTTCGGGGAGGGGTATGCAAAGGCTTTCAAAGAGCAAGTAATACCACACTTGAAGAATGTCGAAGATAGAAAGAAAGCAAGAGCCATTTGGAAACAGTTGAAGAACGCAAGTGCAGAGGACTTTATGAATGTGTACTACACCGACATTAACGGCGACTTTGGTTACATTTACACAGGCGACACAGACGACAAGGCAAAAGAAGTAGTTCAGGGTGTGGCAAGAATGTTCGGCTTTGAGCTTCCTTATTGAAATTTACAGCAGACTTTGAAACAACTACTGATAAGAACGATTGCAGGGTATGGGCATACGCTCTTTGTGAGATAGGAGGTGAGTATAGTACGACTGTCGGAAACAGCATAGATGATATGTTCTCTAAAATATCCGACAAAAACCATACGCTTTACTTCCACAACCTGAAATTTGACGGTGAATTTATATTGTATTGGTTATTTCAGAACGGCTATACTCATGTGAAAGACCAAAAGGAACTGACAACAAAAACATTCTCAACGCTGATATCTAACATGGGAGTGTTTTATACGATTACTATTTGTCACAAGGCAAGTGGAAGAAATAAAATATGTACGAAAATAATAGATAGCTTGAAGATAATTCCTTTTAGCGTGGAAGTGATAGCACAGAGTTTCAAGCTGCCGATAAGCAAACTTGATATTGACTATAAAGCATATCGAGAGCCGGGCCATGAGTTGACCGGTGAGGAAATTGCTTACATTCAGAACGATGTTAAGATTGTGGCAATGGCCCTGAATACGCTGTTTGACCAGGGCTTGAAGAAAATCACGCAAGGCTCTAATGCCCTGTATGACTACAAGTCTACCATAGGCGGCGAGCTGAAATTCCGTGATGCTTTCCCAGAACTAAAGCCAGAGGATGATATGATTATCCGCAAGGCTTATCGGGGTGGTTTTACATATTGCAATCCGAAATTCCAAAACAAGCGCCTTGGCGCTGTAAGCGTCTTCGATGTAAACAGTCTGTACCCCTCACAGATGTATACAAGGCCGCTCCCGTACGGGCAGCCTGTGCGTTTCCTTGAGAAGTACGAGTACAATCCAGAGTACCCACTTTATGTGCAGCGCATTCGGTGCCGTTTCAAAATCAAAAAGAACATGATACCAACGATTCAAATTAAGAACACCATGAGCTTTATTCCGAACGAATATTTGACGAGTACCAAGGGAGAGGAAGTTGTGCTAACGCTTACCTCTGTTGACCTTGAGTTACTCGAATCACACTACAATGTAGATATTAGTGAATATCTCGGTGGCTATATGTTCAAGGCTAAAACGGGAATGTTCCATGACTACATTGACAAGTGGATGGAAGTAAAAGCACAGTCTACGATTGAGGGCAACGGTGGTATGAGAACGCTTGCCAAGCTGATGCTGAACGCCTTGTATGGCAAGTTCGGTTTAAAGATGCAATGTCAATCAAAGATTCCATACTACACCGAGGAGGGCCTTGTGAAATACCGGGACGGCGAGGAAGAACTTCGTAAGCCTGTATATATTCCGATGGCCTGTTTCATCACGGCATGGGCAAGGTACACAACCATATCAGCAGCCCAAAAAGTGTATGCCCGATTCATCTATGCTGATACTGACAGTTTGCACCTAATAGGCCATGAGATTCCGGGGGGCCTTGATGTAGATGCTACTCGTCTTGGCGCATGGGATTATGAAATGCAAGCTGATGATGCTATATTCCTCCGTCAGAAAACATACATGGAACATCCTTGCGGTAAGAGCGCCGAAGAATTTAAGAAGAAAAACCCCGAAACATATGAAGAAACACACGGTTGGAAAGTTACATGTGCTGGTATGGCTAAAGGCTGTTACAAGTATGTGACCCCGGACAACTTCAAGATTGGAACAACTTACCAAGGCAAGCTCCGACATGAGCGGGTTCGTGGCGGCGTTGTTCTGACCGAAGATGAATTTACTATCCGCACTTGACAAAATTATGGTAAAGTGATATTATGAAGATAGGAACAGGGGTGGGATAAAAGTACCGATTACGGAGAGCAACGGGGTGAAATCCGCCGGATGGGCCGGGCTTGCTACCTTGCTTTTATCCTCCCTGCTTCCGACTTAAAGAAAGGGTGAGCAGATGTATTATAATGTTGATGATGCTCTGTCGTATAACGCTCTGTTCACTATGGTGATGGGCGGTCGTGGTATTGGTAAAACCTACTCCGCCAAGAAAAGAGCCATCAAGAATTTTTTGAATAAGGGAGAGCAGTTCGTTTACATGCGGCGTTACAAGTCGGAGTTGAAGAAGATAAGCACTTTCTTTTCCGACATTGCCAAGGAATATCCGAAGCACGATTTCAAGAGCAGCGCTAAAGGATTCTTTATTGACGGCAAACAAGCGGGCTTTGTAATGACTTTGAGCACGCAGGTGATTGAGAAGTCAACCGCTTATCCCGATGTTTCCCTTATTATTTTCGAGGAATTTCTAATTGACCCCGCATCCAACTATCATTACTTGCGCAACGAGGTTGAAACTTTCCTTGAAGCATATTCCACGGTTTCAAGAGATAGGGATGTAAGAGCCTTGTTTCTTGCTAACAACATATCCATGTATAACCCCTACTTTTTGTATTTCGGGTTACACTTGGCGGAGGGAGAAACCCGCTGCCGGGTGAAAGACGGTGACATTATCCTCTTAAAAGTAAGTTCAGAGGACTTTGCTACTCACATGTTTCAAACGAGATTTGGCCGCATCGTAGCGGGCACCAGCTATGGTGATTATGCTATCGGCAATGTGTCCCTCCGGGATGATACCGAGTTTCTTGAGAAGAAGCAGGGAACGGCATATTATTACTACGGGTTTTACTACGGCGGCGACTTCTACGGAGTATGGCGTGATGATAAGTTAGGGCTGATGTACTGCTCCGAGGATTACGACCCGTCTTACCCTAAAAAATATACATTGAGCATGAGCGACCATTCCCCGAATACACTTATGGTTCGTTCCGCCCGAAATGAACCTATGTGGCGGTTAGCTACGATTATATTCAAACAAGGTAAAATGCGTTTCGAGAGCGGTAAAGCCAAAAGTGCCTGGATAGGTGTAATGCGCATGCTGAATGAAATACGAGTGTAAGGAGGTAAAGTCATGGATATCAATGAAATTGTAAACCTTATCAGTTCTATTGGCTTCCCTGCTGTGGTGTGTATTCTGCTCCTGAAAAATAACCAAGACCAAAGCGATGTCATCAGAGAAAACACCAGAGTTATTCAGGCATTGGCCGACAGAATTGATAGTATTCTTCACAAAGGAGATGAATGAGGATGCCCAGACTTACCAAGGACGAGCACGAAGCCTACATGAAAACTATCATGGGGCTGTACGAAAATCCCGATGATGCTGCTGAAATGGTGGGCCGTCTGCGTGACGATTATGCCGCTTCCCTTGAAGTGGTCGACAGCGCTGGCGTGGAGCAGAGCGTTTATGACGACCTGAATACCAAGTACCAGACCCTCCGTGAGCAGTACATTGACCGTTTCTTTGGTGGCGAATCCGAGATGGAGGAAGTCAAGACCAAACAGACGGAGGACATCAAGGAAGATTCCGAGGAACTTACCTACGAGAATCTGTTCAAGAAAGCTGAATCTTATACTGGAAAGGATGATGAGTAATGGCTGACGGCGTAAAGCTGCTTAATACTATCCGAGCCAACAGCTCCGCTGTGTATCAGGATAGAATCCCCGAAGCTACTGCCGAGAATATTCACGATGTTGGTGATGCTATTCTCAATTTTGAAGCGCAGGCAAACGAATTCGTTAATGCCCTGATTAACCGTATCGGGCTGTTTATCCTCAATAACCGTATGGCTTCCAACCCTCTGGCCGCCCTCAAGAAAGGCCGCCTTGCTGTTGGTGAAACCATCGAGGAGGTCTACATCGATGTTATCAAGGCACAGACCTATGACCCCCGTGCTGCGCAGGACACTCTGTTCAAGCGCCACCTCCCCAATGTTCTCTCCGTGTTCCACTCCGTGAACAGTGAGCTGAACTATCCGCTGACCATTTCCAATGAGCAGCTCCGCAAGGCGTTCCTGTCCTATGACAGCCTTGACCGCTTCATTGCTGGACTGGTTGACAGCATGTATAAATCCGCTACTCTGGATGAATTCATCCTTATGAAGCAGTTGATTTCCGAGTATGGCGAGGGTGGCCGGTTCATTGTTGAGCCTATCACCGCTGTTACCGATGCTGCGACCGCTCGTGAGGCAATGATTAAGATTAAGGCCGTGTCCGATGGCATGACCATCTTCAACAACGCCATGAACTACGCTGGTGTATGGACTTCTACTCCCAAGGAAGACCAGTACCTCATTACCACTCCCGACTTCAACGCTCGTATGGATGTCGATGTGTTGGCTGCTGCGTTCCATATGGATAAGGCGGAGTTCGCTGGTCATGTTATCGTTGTCGACAATATCGGTGACCTTGCCGACAACGGTATTGAGGCTATCTTGGTAGACAAGAACTGGTATCAGGTTTATGACTACCTCCGCACTTTCAAGACCGCTTACAACGGCGAGGGCCTGTACTGGAATTACTTCTACCATGTGTGGACTGTATATTCCCTGTCCCCGTTCTCCAACGCTGTAGCGTTTGGCAGCACTACCGCTACCGTGACTAATCTGACCGTAACTCCTGCTACTGCCACTGTTAAGGCTGGCGGCCCCGTCAGCCTGAAACTGCCGTAACCGGTGCAGGCAATCCTACCTCCAAGTGCACTTTCGCTATCTCTGGTGCCACTGACCCCGAAACCACTGTGTCCTCCATGGGCCGTGTGATTCTGGGTAGTCTGGAAAAGGGCAGCGAGGGCACCGGCAAGAATCAGATTACTGTTACCGCTACCTCGGTCCAGGACACTTCCAAGACCGCTACCTGTACTATCACTGTTGGTTAATCCCAAGCCGGGGTGGGCTAATCACCTGCCCCGGCAATTCTCTTAAAGGAGGGAAATTAAATGGCTACTCCCAATACGATTGTAAAATTGTATAGCGGGATTCCTCCTGCCCCTACTTATCAGAATGTTCTGCAATGGGACACAGTGGAGGAACAGGCGGCGTTTTTTGCGAATCACACACCAATTGTTACCTATACGGACTTTCTGCCGTTTGATAACAGTCGGCCAATGCGTGTAAAGCTGGCGTATGAACAGTGCTATAATATCAATTATGTGGCCTATCAAAATCACCGTTTCGGAAATAAATGGTTTTATGCTTTTGTTACCAATGTTGAGTATGCTTCTCCCGAAAGCACAAACCTTTATCTTGAGGTTGATATCTGGGCCACTTGGCAATTTGACCTTACTTTCAACAAAAGCTATGTGGAGCGGGAGTGTGTAAGCAATGATGCCATTGGCGCTAACACAGTGCCGGAGGATTTGGAACTTGGCCCGTATGTAGCAACGAAAACTTCTTCAAGACCTTTTACTGATTTACAGGTATTTGCACAAGTTACAGAAGTTGTAGAGGAAGCTACCGTACTTGCACCAATGGCCCCGCAAAAACTTGGTGGGCTTCCGCAAACAGTGTATACATATAACTTTGGATTTCTTTCTACACTGAACTTTAATTCCGTACAAGAATTTATTGACGCATATGCTAAAGCTGGTAAAAGTGACGCTATAATTTCTTTTTATCTGTCCCCGCATATTGGTACAATAGGAGCAAATGTTGCTTCTGAAATTCATGCTCCTGCTGCAAGAACATTATCCATTGTGCCAAGAAACAACAAGCTATACACTTACCCCTATTGTGCGTTATCTATACATACTATAACTAACGCTAATGTGCTTCGATATGAATTGTTTTCCAAAGCCCCCACCTTAAAAATTGAGCTGGCTTTTGGTGCAAACCCTACGGCTGCAATAACCCCTTTAAGCTATGAGGGTATGGAATACAATGTGAAATATCAAGTATCTGCCGGTGGTTTTCCTCTTTTACCGTGGGTAAGGGACTACTATCAGAACTGGCTTGCACAGAATAAAGCAGCTCAAGTTGTTGGTGCTGTACAAGGAGTTGTTGGTGGTGCTGCCACAGGCGCTCTTGCTGCTGCTAAAATTGCTGCTGGAAGTGCTGCTGGCGCTGCTGCGGGAGGTCTAACTGGTGCTGCTGTTCTTGGCACAGCTGCTTTGCCTGTTGCTGCTGCGATAGCAATACCTGTTGCGCTTGCTGTTGGTAAAACCTTAACTGCTATGTACCATGCGCAGGTAATGCCTGATACTTTAAGCGGTAGTGCTGCTGCTGCTGATGTAAATAGTGCTTCGGGTGCAAATGGGGTGTATACAGAATGTATGGCTATTCGACCTGAATATGCAAGAATTATAGATGACTATTTTTCGATGTATGGTTATGCTGTACATAGGGCTAAAGACATTGAACTACATTCTCGGACTAATTGGAATTACATTAAAACTATTGGATGTAATGTCATTGGTGAATGTCCTGCTCCTGTGCTGGCAACGATTAAAGGTATCTTCGACAACGGCGTAACCCTCTGGCACAGCGGTACATTCAATTACGGCACCCTTGCAAATCCAATCATTTCTTGAAAGGAGGTAAACTATGGCTAAAAATAAAAATCGACCCGCAACAATTCTCCCCAACGAAAGGAACAATGCGCTACTCGGAAATGGCGTTCTCGATACCCTATACCGAGGCCGTCTGCATGAGCTGGCTATGGCCCGGTTTAAGTGGGAAAATCTTCCGCCTGAAATTGACGAGCGTTATCTTGAAATGAGCCTAAATGAAAATGGCATGGTAGCTTTCTTCCGGGACGACATTGCAGAGAAGTTCGTAGTGCAGCCCTGCCTTGCAAATGGCCCTTGGGACAATTATGGATATCCGCTGCGCATTGAAACATGGAACAACTGGAACAGCTATCAGCGTCATATGAGAGCCTACATTACGAAGAAAGAAAAGCAGCAGGGGAAAAAGCCTGACAAATATGTAGTTGTGTTCAACAACATGATTCGGTGTCCCACTTTCCCTTGGCTCGACTACTACGCAGAGCAGCTCTATGACATTGACCAGACCCGTTCCATCAACCTCCGAGCGCAAAAGACCCCGGTCATGCTACGGGGCACAGATAAGCAGAGGTTGACCCTCAAGAACCTTTGGCTAAACTATGACGGTAACACTCCTGTTATGATTGTGGATGAATCCGTTGATAAGGACAGCTTTGCAGTTCTCAAGACGGATGCCCCGTTCCTTGGTGAACAGCTTACCACAATGCGCCGTCATATCATGGGTGAAATCATGATTTATCTCGGCTACGAAACACAGGAGGCAACCCAAAAGGCCGAGCGTGTACTTGCTGGCGAAGTAGAGGCAGCTGCTTCTGAATCCATGAGCTATCGCTACTCTCCGCTTATCATGCGCAGACAGGCGGCAGACAAAATCAATGACATGTTTGGCCTTAACATTGAAGTCAACTTCCGTCAGCCGAAGTCCTCCCTTGTAGAGTTTGATGACCCGCTGACCCAGTTGGCGCTGGATTCTGAACAGGCTCAAGAGATTGGAGGGATGGCAAGTGTCTAAATACACAACCGAACTGCGGTACATTATCGAAAGCGGCTATGAGTTACAGGCGCTCAAGTCCTATCCAATCTTTGACGAGAATTACAGGCAGATATTGAATCAGTACATTCTTAATCATTTCTGGATGCGTGAAATAGGTTTTGAAACTGTTGGAGAATTTGACCTGTATCTCGGAAATACAATGAACGAAATCATGCCTTACTATAACGGAATGTTTAAGATGGCTATGAGCGAAATCGACCCTCTATCAAACTACAAGTACACCGAGAAATTAGATAAGAACGAAACTGGCAATAGTCAGACCGAATCTAATTCTAACTCGAAATCTAAAGTTGTGGAGAGTACACCGGCGGATGGCCTTGTTGATATGGATGATATCGAGAATCACCTGTATGCTTCTTCCGCAAGTCTTTCGCAGGGAAACACAACCGGCAGCGGCTCCGTAAACTCCACAACAGAAACGGACTATGTTAAAACGGTGAGCGGTTACACCGGCATCGGTGTGGGCAGACTGTATGACGAATACCGGCGGTATGTGGTCAGCGTAGTACGGCTGCTTATGAATGACCGTGACCTAAATCAATGCTTTATGGGGGTGTATTAACATGATTAGTCCTTTACCCTATTGGAATTTTAACCCCGTTCTGCCTACTGTTTTCGATGATAGCTTGAGTTATCTTGAGATGGTAAGCAAGCTGTATTACAAACTTGAAGAAGTTATTAAGGAAGTAAACGAAATTGACCAAGACGCTATTGAACAGGCACTCAATGACATGCGGGCCGAAATCCTCAAGTTTGAGGGTCAGGTGCAGGAGCAGTACAACGCTCTTGATACCAAGTTCCAAGAGCAGTATGAGGAGCTGAACAACAGCGTTATTGATTTGGCGGATTCTGTGGCTTCCTCTGTTGAAGAAATCGATATGAAGATTCATAACTTGGGCGAGAGCCTTAAAGATATTATGGATTTGAAGATTGAGGAGAACAACGAGTATATCTTTGAGAGCATCGCTTCCGAGATTATTGGTATTAAGGTGCTCAACTACTTCACCGGTGAGAAAGTCACGGTGCAGGAAATGTTTGACTACCTTGCCCAGCTCCATGCAACGGATGGTATCACTGTTACCGAGCTTATTACTCGACAGAAGACCGTCAATGAGCTGATTGCTATCAACTTCACCTATGAACAGCTTGCCAAGAACGGCAAAAACATTATTGTATAAGGAGGTAATGCTGTATGAAACAGACTACTAATTTTCAGTTGAAAACCGTGGAGGGCGCTGACCTTTTCAACCCTCTGACCCAGTATAATCCCAACTGGGAAACCATTGACGATGTAATGAAAGCCAATCAGACGGCGGGTGTTATTACGGCTACACATAATAAGGCTGGTACTCTGCATACTCTGGTGAGAGCCATTGCCGGTGTGCCGGTGTTCCGCTTCACGGCTACTGGTGACTTCCGCACTGGCGATACCTTTACGGTGGATGGACAGAATGTGACGGCCCGTCTGCCTGATGGTAGTTCTCTGCCGGACTATGCGTTCCGTATCAACTCCAATATCATTTCGATTCAGTCCGGTGGTGTGCTGACCATCGTAACCAATGGTGCTTCTGTGGATTTGGACGGCTACATGGAAACTTCTGACTATGTTGGTTCCGGGGCGACCGGTAAAGTCCATGCGGCGGAAAGTGCCGATGCTGCGACTACCGCCACCACGGCTACCAATGCCACGAATCTCAATGGGCAGCCTGCGAGCTACTATGCGACTGCTGCTGCGCTGGCTCCCATGATTCAGAATGTAACGGCCATTCAGGTGGTAAGTGCGCTGCCTACCAATCCGGTGGCGACTACGCTGTATCTGGTAACGGAATCCTAATTAAATACAAGGGTGGTAGGGCGGGATAATCGACAGGAGGTATTTATCCATGATAGATAATATTAAAACAGCTATGGGAATACTGACAGGTGCAATGAAGTTCAGTGCTCTTTCTTCCAGTGAGCCAAAGGGACTTGTAAGCCCTGCCGAGGCGCATATGTTCTTTGCGATTAGGGAGGCGATTAGGCTGATGGAACAGGAGGTGAGAGTATGAAATGCCCGTTTAGAATCAATGAGGTACATGATGTTTCTGTGTGCGATGTGACCAAGGTCAATATGGAGTATGCGGAGTGCTATGGAAATGAATGTCCTTATTGGGGTACTATTGCTTATACTCTGTTTGGCTCAATAGACGGGTGCCGGAGGGCTAAAAAGGAGGTCGTCTAATGGATAGACGGACACGAAAAATCTTGTCAGGGCTGCACGATGATATCGTTGAGCTTCTGATGAAGTGTGAGGATATCGGGGAAGCTAAAGCAAGGTTAAGGCATGTGCTGTTAGCTATAAATACGCTCTTGGTTGAGGGCAAAAGATAAGGAGGAATAACAATGGCTATTTCTTTTGGAAGCGGGGCAGTAAAGCCCTATGTTGGTGGTAAGGAAGTAAAGGAGGCGTATGTGGGAAGTCAGCTTGTGTATCAAGCATCCTATCCTTATAAATATGGGTTCCTTGGAACGGCTAACAATTACATGATTGCAGATTGGTGCAGTATTGGGCAAAGTGTTGCTATAACAAAATATAACGACATATACAGAATTGCCCTGCCTTATGTAAGCGACCCCGCTACAACTGCAAACTGGGTTGATTTAACTAATATTGACCCAACTTTGTATAAAAAATTAAAATTTACAGCAATTGCCCAAAAGACAAACTCAATAAATAGGCAGGTGAATTTTGCAAAAGGTAATGCCTTAATTAGGTCTAATACCTATAATTTTTATGATACAGTTGAAAAAACAATAGAGCTTGATATTCCTGCCGAAACTACACGAATATTGTTAATTGGAGCACAATTAAGTGCCACCTATCTCGATGCTATCAGAATTGAGGAATAAAGTCTGCCCCGCCTAATAAGCGGGGTTTTTCTTTGAGGTTAAATGGTAAATTATAGTAAGTTGGACAACCGACTAATTTACTCGGATTAAGCGCACCCTCACAAAAATGCCTTACCAG